CTCTTGCAATGCAGCGTATACGCGAATACAAAAAAGAATTAGAAGAAAACCAGCACGTAGTTCCTGCTTTGTTTTGGGCCGGAAAAATGTCAATGATAGGTGCGTCATTACTTAGGTGTGACACTGCGACGGTGTCGGGTTGGTCAATTCTTTTGAAACAAGTCATTCGAGAATATGATTTGTCAATTGAACGATTGACAAAGCTGGATTTATCCAATGAATTTGAGAAACTTGCAGAAAAAATAAGGTTAGAAAATGGAAAAAGAGTTAAAGGTAATAATTCATGACGTGGTATACGTACCACAACATCACAATTTGCCTTCGGATTGGCTTGATATTGTTGTCGCCAACAAAGAGCCTGGATATATCCTGTCCGATTCTGTTGTTAATGAAGAAATAATAACGGAAGCGCAGAATGTCAAATGTGTCGAAGATGTTCGAAGGCTTTTTCAGAAGCTTTTTAGTCTTAATTATCAAAAAAAACATGAGACACCAAATTGTGTCCGTAGAAAACGGGGTAATAAAAATGGATAAATCAGGAAATGCGAGTTTTGGTGCTTTTTTTAGGGAGCGCCGAAAAAAAGCAGGCAAGACACTGGGTGACATTGCTGATGCGTTAGGGGTTTCGGTGTCTGAGGTGTCTGATTTAGAGTGCGGAAAGCGGAGTTCTTTTGCGTCATGGGAAGATCCTGGAAGTGTTACAATGTCTAAGATTTTGAAGACGCCAAAAGAGGTTTTAAACGCGAGATGGGTAGACGACGAACCGTTGTTGCATGTAGAAATTTGCAGTGGTGTATTAGTTACGAAAAGCAGTGAGTTTGAGGCAAAGTGGGCTACGTCTAGCATTGGTGTTGGACTTGTAAGTGTTCGCAATTATGCTGAATGGCGGCATCTTTTGGGCGAGGCGGGCATATACTATCTTATTAGCAAAATGGAAGGGATAGAGGCTCATGTTGCGCCGCTGTTTACGTCCGCGCTGGACAGTCCATTTGGGTTGGTAGCATTAAAGCAAGAGCATTATGACGTTGTTAGTGAGGCACTGCGAAACAGGTTGGCGCGATTGGGCAATGATGATTGTGATATGGTTGTGGAGGTTTTGAACTGGTTTAAGCGTGGAATTAGAATTGCCCTTGAAGGCAAACATCCCGCTTTGTTTTGCAAATGGGCATAGAACAAATGGGCATAGAAAGGGAGGCAAAGATGAATGGACAAGCATACGCGATTGACGTGGGACGTGCAATTCAACAAATACGCAAGGGAAAAGATTGGTCGCAGGAGCAGCTTGCGAGGCGAGTAGGTGTTAGCCAGAGCGCGGTCAATCATATCGAGGGCGTTTTGGATAGAGTAACAATAAGAACCATTCGAAGATATGCCAATGCGCTTAACACAAGCGTGTTGGAGATTGTGGAGCATGCCCAATGTCCAGACTAAAAGCGCCGTTTCCGTGGTTCGGGGGCAAGTCAAGAGTGTCTTCTTTGGTTTGTGATCGCTTTGGTGACGTTATCAATTATGTAGAGCCTTTTTTCGGCTCTGGTGCGGTCTTGTTAGGGCGTCCAAGTGAGCCAAGAATTGAAACGGTAAATGACAAGGACGGTTTTCTTGTTAATTTCTGGCGTGCGGTCCAGCACGATCCTGACGTGGTGGCTCATTATGCAGATCGTCCGGTTAACGAATCGGACCTGGCGGCGGTGCATTTATGGCTTAAGACTGGGGTGGATCGCGGTAGTTTAGTTGAGCGTCTTGAGGGCGATATGGATTTCTTTGACGCTAAAGTTGCGGGTCTTTGGGTATGGGGGATCTCGTGCTGGATAGGGAGCGCTTGGTGCGACGATGGCGATGGTCCATGGGGCACTGACAACGAGGGTCGGCTGGTGCGCGGAATCAGGGGTACGCAACGACGCATGCCTGGTCTGAAAAACAACAAGGGAGTAAATCAGAACTTGTCGAGAGGTGTTACTAGGGCAAGGCCGCACCTTAGCAGCGCGGGGCAGGGTGTTACAAGAAAAAGGCCTAACCTGACGTCCAGTAAGGGTGTCGTTCGTAAAATGCCTTCTGTAGGAGGCAGTGGCAGAGGTGTTGCTAGCGCTATAAAACCGCTTTACCAGTGGATGACAGATTTGTCGGATCGGTTGCGCAAGGTGCGTGTAATCTGTGGAGATTGGGGAAGAGTGCTCGGTCCGTCAATAACAACGGGCATTGGTGTAACAGGGGTGTTTTTAGATCCGCCTTATGGTGACGATCAGCGGGAGAGTGTTTACAATGAAGAGTCTTTTTCAGTCGCGGGAGATGTTCTGGCTTGGTGCAAAAAGCGTGGTTCAAATCCCAAGATGAGAATTGCTTTGTGTGGATATGAAGGTGAGCACGAAGAGCTTGAAGAGCGGGGCTGGGATGTCGTGTCGTGGAAAGCGGGAGGGGCTTACAAGGGGCAATCTGACAATCAAAACAGATTTCGCGAAAGGATTTGGTTTTCACCTGGTTGTAACAGGTCGATGGAGTTGTTTTAATGTTTTCTGGAAAAGTTTGGCTGACTGCCGATTTGCACTTTGGACATGGTCGTGTTGTCAAAATGCGTCCGTGGAAAAACGCGGATAGGCATGACAATGCTTTGATAAAAAACATGCGCGAAGTAGTAGGTGATGATGACACTTTGATCATCGTTGGGGATCTGACTCTTGCGGGGCGGGATCGTCGTGATTATGTGGCTTCAATAGTTAGGCGGTTACCAGGCAAGAAATGTCTTGTGTACGGCAATTACGACAAGTTTATGCCTTTACAGTACGTCGACATGGGGTTTATGCAGGCAACGACTTCTCTTGTTATAGGTGATGCTATGGTGGCGCATGACCCTGCATGGGCGGAACTGTGGCCTACTGACAAGCCTTTTATTTGCGGGCACGTGCATAGCCTTTTCAGGTCGCTGGACAACGTTGTCAATGTCGGCGTGGATGCGTGGAATTATAAACCCGTGCTGCTGTACGATGCTCTTGCATACGCGGATTTGAAATCGGGTGCTTTGCGGGATTGGATAAGTTGTTCAGAGCGGAGGCATAGAGCGGAGGCATTTTGATGCTGATACACGGTGACTGCCTGGCGGAAATGGACAAGCTGATAAGGGGGCGGGCGGAAGTTAGTCTTGTTCTGACTGACCCACCTTATGGGACAACTAATTGCAAGTGGGATTCGATTATTCCGTTCGACGCTATGTGGAAGAGGCTAAAAAAGTTAGCCCCTTCGCGCATTCCCATTTTGTTGTTTGGTGCGGAGCCTTTTTCGTCTGCGCTGCGAATGAGCAATGTGACGTGGTACAAGTATGACTGGATCTGGCATAAGGACAAATCTACAGGTTTTCTGAATGCAAAGAAACAGCCTTTGCGCTGGGTCGAGATGATAAGCGTTTTTTATAATGGGCAGCCACAATACTATCCACAGTATCAGCCTAAAAAGCTTATTAACATTCGTCCTGCTACGGTGAAGCGTCACCAAGTAGAGACGTACAACAAAATGGATGGATCTTCTAAACGGGAAATTCCGACCGATATGGGTTACCCAGGCGAGACGCTGATGTTTAACGGCTGTTCTAGCGTGAAGGGGCAGTCTAATCATCCTACCGAGAAGCCGGTGGCGCTCTTGGAGTATTTGATTCGGACTTATACAAAAGAGAATCAGCTTGTTTTAGATTTCACCATGGGGTCTGGATCGACAGGAGTTGCTTGCGCGAACATGAATCGGCGGTTTGTCGGGATTGAGAAGGATGAAGAATACTTCAACGTGGCGAGGTCCAGAATAGAGCTTGCAGAAAAACAGCAAAAACTTTTTGTGTGATGTTGACAAAGCGGTTTTATTGTTTTATAACCTTTATAGATAGCAAGCAGGATATTTGCAGAAAGGTTGATTATGAGCGGTTATATTGCTGACGGGGTTCCTTTTATAACTCTCTGTGGGGCATTAAGGCGCGACGGCATCCCCTATGAGATAGAATACGAAAAAGGGCGTCTCCGTGTTGGGGGCGAGGCGGTTTTCGTCGCTCTTGACGGTTGTTGTGATGGGCGCAAAGTGCGTGTTTTGGTAAGCGGTGAACGTTCTGGAATTGCATCTACAACAATATCCCTTGATGACGTCAAGGTCGATTGCGAACTTGCTGCGGCTATGATCAAAGATCGCGTGAGTTCGGAATTGATTGCAAGGAAGGCGGCGTCTCGTGTTCGATAAAGATTTCTATCCGACGCCAGCGTCAGTGGCGAGGCGAATGGCTTCGTTGTTGTACGGGGCCAAGACGGTTTTGGAGCCGTCAGCGGGCAAGGGCGATCTTCTCGGTGAGGATATTTGGAAGGGACTGCGAAAGCCTCAGAGGTTGGATGTAATCGAGAAGAATCCAGATCTCCAATCAGTTTTGCGCGGCAAGGGGTTTAACGTTGTACACGATGACTTTTTGAGGTTCGAGCCGACGCGAATGTATGACGGGATAATTATGAATCCGCCTTTTAGCGAAGGGGCCGAGCATCTTCTGCGGGCGTGGGAGATCATGGATACAGGCAGGATCGTTTGTCTTCTTAATTCTCAAACTCTGGACAATCCGCATACAAAAACGCGGATTTTGTTGAAGGCGATTGTAGATGAACACGGATCGGTTGAATCGTTGGGGAGGGTTTTTTTGGGTTCGGAACGTTCGACAGGGGTTAACGTCTCGTTAGTTGTTTTGAAAAAGGAGACGAAAGTTGACCGATTTGGATTTTTTGAGGAGTTGAATCTGGATACGGCTGCCCCTGATTTGCAGGTTGGGCAGAGTGATGGAGGGGAGATTGGACACTATGATCGTGTTGGGGCGTTAACGGGTGCCTATGACAAGGCGATTGATGCGTATAAAGAATTTTTAAGGGCGAAAAACAAGGTCCTTTTCTATTCTAAAGCAGTTGCGTCCAGGGTTAGCGAGAAGGATCTCCTCGAAAGGTTGCGGCATTCGGACACGGATAATGCAAAGTTTAGCGACTTTGCGGACAATTTAAGCGCAAGCGCGTGGGATAATGTTTTCACCGAAAGCAACATTTCTAAGTTTATGACCGACGGTGTTCGTAGGGAATTTCAAGAGTTCCAGTCCAGGCAGCACAGGGTCGCATTTACCGTTTCAAATATCAAGGCGCTAATCAACACGCTTGGTCGCAATATAGGATCCATCTTAGAGCAGGCGGTTTTGAAAACGTTTGATAATTTGACACGGTACGACAAGAAGAACACGATCCACTTCGAAGGGTGGAAGTCTAATTCAGCTTGGAAGATCAATAAGAGGGTGATTGTTCCTTATATTGTTGAGGTTGGGTATGATGGCAGACCGGCGTTTACATATCACTACGACCGAAAACAGGAAATCCACGACCTTGACAAAGTCCTTTGTCAGTTTGCGCAGAAAAACATTGACGACATAACGACTGTTATAGAAGCGCTTGGAAGGGCGTTTAAGAGCGAGAAATGGGGAGAGGCTTGCGAATCGGAATTTTTTAATATAAGGTATTACAAGAAGGGCACAATCCATCTTGTTTTTAAGGATCTGGAATTGTTAGCCATGTTCAATAGGGCGGCAGCTAAGGGTAAAAAATGGTTGCCAGACGAGGCATAATGAAACTGATATTTCTGGACATTGACGGGGTTTTGGCTACGCAGGCGACTAGATACAATTATTTAGACGTAGAGTGCGTTGCGAGATTGGATCGCGTTTTGGAGGCAACAGGAGCGCAAATAATATTATCTAGCACATGGCGCTTGGGGTTGGACGTTTCGGAGTGTCAGGCGATGCTTAGACGAGGGCATAGTAGAGATATGGACTATGACGTTCCTGACAATCTATTATATGTAGACAGGGAAAAATACGAGGCTTCTGCCAAGAAGCAGAACAATGTTCTTTTGGCGTCTAGGCTGATCGATAAAACTGCATGGATGCGCTATCAGGATGCGTCGCCGGTGGACAGAGGCATGGAGATTGACGCAAAGGTCAAGCAGTATAATCCAGACGTTTTTGTTATTCTGGATGATGATTTAGATATGGAACCCCACATGGACAGGCTGATAAAGACAGATCCTTATAGGGGATTTGGCGATGCAGACGCAAAAAAGACAATTCAAATGCTAGGGGTAATATCCGAAACTATAAAGGAGAGCGGCTGATGCGCAAGGTTATTTGTCCCTATTGCAGTGGCGAAGCTGTACTGACAAAGGGTGCCTCGCTTTATGGTTCGCTCAATCCAATGTCCAAGCGTAATTTCTGGGTGTGTTGGAGATGCGATGCGCGGGTAGGGACGCATCCTACTGATGATGCGCATGGACAAGATGGGACTGTCCCTTTGGGGGTTTTAGCAAACAAAGAATTGAGGGAGCGCAGGGTCGAGGCGCATAATGCTTTTGATATTTTGTGGAAAAAGGGCAAACTGTCGAGGGCTGCTGCGTATGCGTTTCTGGCGAGCAGATTAGGAATATCGAAAGAGGATTGTCATATAGGGCTTTTTGACGAGAAAATGTGTGATAAAGTTCTTTTGTCTATGAGGGATTTGTCGAAACTACTAAAGTAGAAAGGAGGTAGTAATGTTTTTTAACGGGCGAAAGCTAACGGATGTAGAAAAAAGATTACATGACAGCGTTAGGTGCATAGCGTGCGGAGTCAAGGTGGAATCGCGCAAGAGGTTCAAAATGGTTGACGGCAAGAAAATTGCTGATGGTGTAGTTGTACCTATGGAGTGCGAGGAGTGCTTCAACCAAAGGGTAAAGGTTTCTTTCCCCACTTCGGGTTTGAACCGTGGCGCAGGCCGACATGGTGTTGGTTTTGAATACAAGCGGCGCTTAGGTTACGATTCGACAGACGTCAACTAGGATTGACGATTCCCCCTATTGTTATTGTTCTGTTTGCTGAATTGACATTTTTGCGCGTGTGCGTTAGATTATCTTTTACGTTAACATGCACCAAGCGTGCATAATGGAGATGTTTTAATGAGCGACGATTTTGTTATTTGGATTTGCACCAATTGCAAGAAGCCTTTCAATGCTAGGTCTGAAAAGTGTCCACATTGCGGAGCGTTGCGTAAGAAGTAGTTGGCAAAACGAACTCAAGTTCGTTTTTTTTTGGTATTGCTGAAGAGGTTGCAAGATGGCGCGTGCGATTCAAAAACGTGAAAAGTTCACCAAAATAAAGAAGCTTAGATGTTTTGAGCAGGTGCATGAGATGTTGGCTTACGGGTGTCCAGCGCCGCACGTTGCCAAGTTTGTTAGGGAGCAAGGAGAATACAAGGACGTGACAAGTGCGTCTTTGATAAACATTTTAAAGCGGTATCGTGCCGAAATCTTACCCGTGGATGTTCTTACCACGCGACAACCTCATATTATTATTGAGGCTAAAAAGGCTTATACGGACAAGTTGGAGGAGTTGCGACGTCTTGATGTACAGTATGAGGCGTTGGTGTACAGGTTTGATTTAATGCATTCGAGGGAGAGGGCTTCTGGGTTGATAGATCAGGCTGTGGATCGGATTCAGCGCTCTATCTTGGATGTGATCAAGGCGATGCACGTTATAAAAATGGACTTGGGTATTAGTGGACAGCGCAATTTAGGAACATTGCATGTGTCTGCGGAGCGGCTTGAGGAAATACGTGCGAAATATGGGGACAAGGCTTCTAAGGCTATGGCTAATCCTGTTTCCAGGGCGAAGGTTATGTCCGCTTTAGAGTTGATACGGAAAAAGGCTTATTTGGAGGGTGTAGAATCTGGCGAGATAATTGATGTAGTGCCGGAAAAGGGCGAATTTGATGATAGTGACGGGTAAAAATGGGAGAAAAAGATCTGTCACCACGTCGGATGAGCTTGGTCGTCTTTTGGGGCGAACTGTAGACAATTTAACCAAAGATGAAATTGCGCTATTGATGGCGCTTGAGGACGAGGCGACAGAAAACAAAATGGGGTTAGAGGATGACGCATGGGAGCATATATACCATACTAGGCCGGTGTCGATGGCTGAGTTCATGGAAAACCCTTATTATCTAGGGGAGTCATGCTCTACGACGTATCCAGAGCTTCACAAGGATTTGATGGAACTTTTTGATTTCCCATATCGCGAGGTGGTGCTGACTGGCGGCATTGGTGTGGGTAAAACGCATAGCCTTTCGATAATTGTTAGCAGAATTGTTTATGTCTTTTCGTGCATGATTTCACCACAGAAAACGTTTGGACTTTCGCCTGGTGCTGAGATGGTCATACCGCTAATCAGTAAGAATTTAACGTTGGCGCGTGAGGTTATGAAATCGGCGGTTGATCAGAAGATCAAAGAGTCGCCTTATTTTATGACTAAATTCACACCATCTTTCAAGAAAGATTACACCCTGTTTCCTCATTCTATCAGGATAACTGTTGGATCGTATGGTTCTGACCGAGTATTGGGGTCGAATGTTTTTGCTGCGGCGTTGGATGAAGTCAATTTCCCACCAAAGCGCAAGGCACAACAAATTGCTACGGGTTTTGGGCAGAAATTACGAGCGGCACATTTTGACATTGTTGAAAAGTTATATCTGGGGATGGTTAGAAGGATTAAATCTCGGTTTCAGAAGGCGGGCGGAGGCTTTCCGGGGATGGTTATTTTAGCGTCTTCTGCTGCTACGACCGAATCTTTCACAGAGAGAAAAATGAGAGACAGTGTTGATGATCCAGAGATTTTTGTTAGGGATCACACGCAGTGGACTGCCAAGCCAGGAACGGATTTTTGCGGAGAGGTTTTTTGGGTGTTGTGTTCTACGTCTGTAATGAAGTCTCGCATTTTGCGCGAGGACGAATATGAGTTAATAACTGACGAGTGGCTTGAAGCGAACGATGCGTTTGTTATGGATATTCCTATTGAATTTCAAAGTGATTTTGAGTCTAACATGGAAGATGCTTTGCGTGACATTGCGGGATTTTCTACTGAAGCTATTTCGCAATTTGTACAGAGACCAAAGGCAATATTAGAGTGCATTAATCATGATCGGGTTCATCCGTTTAGCAGCGAGGAATGGTTTGCAGGTTCTCCGGGAACGTTTGATTGGAATTTGTTATCAGTGCCGTTTAAGCGAAAGCTGCCGGGTGGCTACGAGGAAGACGCTTGGAGGCCAAGGAGAAACCCCAAGGCTATGCGTTGGTGCCATATTGATGTGTCTGTATCTGGGGATAGCTCGGGTTTTGCTGTTGGGCACATTGAGCGATGGGTGGAGGTAGTGCGGACCGATTCAGAGGGATACAAGAGCGTGGACGTTGCGCCGTATTATGTTATTGATTTCATGTTGCGAATAAACCCGCCTCCTGCCGAACAGATTTACATGCCTGATTTGCGAACGATGGTTTATCAGTTTATGACGCATGGGTATCATTTTGCGGGGTTTGGGTCTGACACGTATCAGTACGTCGAGATGCACCAGCAGCTTAAGCGGCGCGGCATTACGCCACATATTATTTCGATGGATACTTCAACAGCGCCTTATGACGAATTAAAATCTGCTTTTTACGAGAACAGAATAGAAATTTACGATTACAAACCTTTTATTGGTGAATTCAAGAGCTTGGAGTATGATCGTTTGAGTGGCAAGATTGATCATCCATTGTCTGGGAGCAAGGATGTCTCTGACGCGGTGGGCGGTGTTGTCCAGGGGCTGAAGGTGTTTGCAAAGACAGCGCCGGTACATACGGGCGAAAACAAAAGGAGCGGGGCTATGAATGAACACGCATGGATTACCAATTTAATACCTGCGGATTCCCCGGCGGCGGCGGAAGCTGTTCAAGATAGCAAAGCACCTGTACAGGGGCAGTTTATCCCTATTTTGTTTGGAGATTGATTGAATGGCATGGCGCGATAAAATAGTTAATTTTTTCAAGCGGGACAAAGTTATTCGGTCGGCTGTCAAAGGGAGGGGATCGTCTTCTGGCGGTGGTAGAAGTGGCGGCGGAGGGGGTGGAGGTTCGTCTTCGGCGGCTCCTTTTGGGCTTGAGCAATTGTCTGATCTTCTTAACACTAACACATCTTTGCTGGAGCGATACGCTGATTACGAAGCGATGGATGACTATCCAGAGTTACAGACAGGGCTTGACATATATGCTGACGATTCGACAATTACTGACAATGTGCGTGGCAAGACAATCTGGGCAGTGTCTCAGGATAAGGTTATTCGGGATATTATCGATGATCTTTTGCATCGCATTTTGCGAATTGAGGATGAGATTTGGATAGGTGTTCGAACTCTTTGCAAATACGGGAACGCATTTGCGGAGATAGTTGTTACGGAGAGTGGCGTTGTTGGGTTGAACTTTTTGCCAGTGGCCACTATGCGGCGGCTCGTGGATAACAAGGGCAATTTATTAGGGTATGTTCAGGATCTGAGCGGTGGTTTCAATATTAAGACCAACGGGGTTGACGCTCAAAGCGTTGCGGGTTTTAAGAAGCAAATTGCCGAAAGTGGCATGGTATTTTTTGAATCATGGGAGATTATACATTGGCGATTACGATCCAAGCACACACAATCTTTGTATGGGTATTCCATTGAAGATGCTGCTCGTTGGATCTGGAAGCGCTTGGTGCTGATAGAGGATACTGCGTTGGCGTATAAGCTTACGCGATCACCGTCTCGGTATGCTTTTTATGTGGACACTGGCGATTTGCCGCCAGAAGAATCGATGGCGCAAGTTCGCATGGCTAGGCAGGCGTACAAGAAGAGGAAGATTGTGAATCCTGCGACGGGACAGCTTGATTTTCGCAATAACGTTTTGAGTCCAGAAGATGACATGTGGATACCCACGCGGGGGGGCAAGGAATCGACACGGGTTGAGGTCTTGTCTGGTCCAGATTGGGCATCGACTGAAATTATGGAGTATTTGCGGGACAAGATGTTTACCGCGATCAAGATTCCTAGATCTTACTTTGGAGGGGATGCTGAGGCGGACACTGCGTTGGCGCAAAAGGACGTGCGTTTTGCTAGAACGTGTTTGAGAATTCAACGTGAGTGGCGCAATGGGATGCGACATGTGATAAGGGTGCATCTGGCTGCGTTGGGAATCGATCCTGATAGTATCCCTTGGGAAACGCGCATGACGGCACCATCCAGCATTTTCGAGTTACAACAGATCGAAGTGATGAATGCGCAGGCTGGATTGATGGAGACGCTTTCTAATTGGTTTGATACTTCGTGGTTGTTACAGCGCGTTTTAGGTTTTGCGGAGGATGACGCTGCGAAGGTTGTGGTAGCTAGCAAAGAGGAAAAAGAGCGCATGGCGCAAGACGCAGCAAGTTTGGAGTCGAAGTTAGCGTCTCAATATCCAGGGTCTGATGTTGATGTTGATGCGCAAGAAAATATTGACGTTAGCACCAAGTTGGATAAACTGATGGAAGGTGTTGATAATATTTTGAAGGTTTCTGGTTCGAAAAGATCAGATTTTGCGGATAAATTGAAAGGTTAAAAAATGCCATTTGTACAAGGTCGGGCGATTGAGAAAGCAAGAAAAGGAAGCATGGAAAGCAAGGCGACTGCTATTCGAGGCTGTGTTCTTTCTCATACTCCTGATGTTGGGATTGTGGCGACTTTCGAAGATCATGTGCTGGCGTTCAAGGGCGACGATTTGCTTAGGTTTTCTATAGGTGTTCAAGACGGGGTTTATTCTGTTTCGAGCGTCAAGCCAAGCAGATCGATTCCTGTAATCGAAGACAGGCAGGTTGCGGCACATGTGTCTAAGCAATTAGAGTCATTCGCCTCGAAAATAGCGAAGGGGCAGGATATTGACAGTGAAGAGATGGCTGGTCTGGCATCTTTGGTGTCGGCTGACGAGGCGTATTGGGTCTCGGAAGTAGGTGCGTTAATTTCCGAATCTGAGGATGCTGGATGGTTTGAGATGTACGAAGCAAATCTTGAGAGCATTAAAACGACGCTTAAGGGTCGCATTCGTGAATTGGCGAGTGCAATACCAAAGACAAGATATGCTAAAATTCCAGAGTCCAAGTTGCTTGAATTCAAAAAAGAGATAAAAGATTCTGTATCCATGGTTCGCGATGTTTTGGCGGGTTTGGGTTCAGACGATAAAGAATTAGTTTTTTCAGAAGAAAAAGTTTTTTTAGGTGAAGTTCGCAAATCGCTGAAAACTGAGGCGCAGGCGGTTGAAAGCCTGCTCGGCAAGGCCGTAGAGTTGATGGGGGATTCTAACATCTCACAAGTTGCGAATATTCATGATAGGACGGCCAACCGAGCACGGGCTATGTCCTTGGTGAATGCATATATTGCTGGCAAGGCAAGCCCAAAACAAGGAGTGAGTAATGAACGGTAAAGTAATTAGAACTACGTTGAGCGAAGACTTTAAGGCGCTTGGAATGGCACCTATAGAAGAAGACGAAGGAAGTGTTCTTTCTGAGGGTGTTGACGACAAGAAGAGGGAGTTCATTGAGGAGCCCGAACTGGACGATAATGTTTCAGAAGATGACAGTTCTGAAGAGTTTGTCACCAAGGCGCTGTTAGAGAGAATTTCCGCGTTGCCCTTTGATGCAATGGAGCAAGAGGACTTTGATTTGCTCATGGGACAGTTGGCGGAGTTGAAAATCCCGTCTGATGATGCGGATCTAATGCTTCAAACTGAGGTCATGGTTGAAATGGTAAGCACTCGCCAGAGACGCTTCAAAGCTGGCAAAACGAGTCGCAAGCTATCGTTCCAGTGTCCGCAGGGAACCAGAGCAGTTTCCGTTGGTGGTGGGGGCGGGCGTCCTATGTGTCGACCTTCTCACACTGTGGTTGGGGGCATGGGCAACTTGAACAAGGAAAGTCGCCACAAGAAAAAATGGTCACGCGGTGGCAAGGGTGTCAAGAGCAAAATGCGCAGTGCTCGTGTCGACAAGCGCAGGTCGTCTATGCGGCATGAGGAAATTATGAGTCCTCTGGCTATGGAACTTTCGCAGATTTCTGAAAGTGTTATTGATGAGTCAATGACGGTTCGCGAAGACTGCATTGAGAGCATGATCACGATCATGAGTTTGCTCAGTGAAGAATTTACCGACAAGAGCGTATCTTCAATTTACGAGTCTGCTGTCCAGTCCATGATTGACAAGTATGAAGTTGGAAAACTGGAAGAGGACGTGATGAACGAAGACGAGTTCATTTCGGAAATAGAGCCTGTTCTCTCTCTTATCACCAAGTCGATAGAGAAGGTCGAAGACGGGTTCGAGTTGGGAAACGACTAAACCGCTTGCTGGAAAAGTCCTTGTTCTTTAAGAAGAGCAGGTCTGGGGGCAAGCGGAAGCGCCGGACGGCTTACACGTCCGGCAGGTTGGAGTTGATAGGGTTTGTGTCGCAACGCAAAAGTGTGCGGCTTGATGGCAAGCAAACAAGTCGCACGATCTCGAAAGAGGCCAAGCGCAAGCTTGACAGAAACCCTCTTGCAAGAACAGGCTATAGGTACAAAGCTTGGAGAAAATGGTGATAAAATGCCTAACGTATTGACGGAATCAAGTGTTGTTAGACTGCGATTAGTTACTGAAGGTGTGGCTTCCGGCAAGACTATTGCACGCGGCGAATTCGGGCGGTGCGATGTTGCGACGCAGAATGGCAGGATTTATTCTCGCAAGCTAATGGAGCGTGAGATTGCTCGCCTTATGCCGGATTTAAAAGCGCGGAGAATCCTTGGTGAGTTAGACCATCCTAGCGACGGTAAGACTTCACTAAAAAGGGTTAGCCATGTGCTGACCAATTTGAGCATTGACGATAATGGCGTGGTTGAGGGCGAGTGCGAGATTCTTAATACGCCCGAGGGAAAGACTTTAAAGGCGCTTATTGAAGCGGATGTTCAGGTTGGTGTTTCCAGTCGTGGGTTTGGGACTACGGTTCCTGCTCGTGGCAAGGTTGAGGGTGAAGATGTTCAGGATGATTTTGTACTCAAGACGTATGATTTCGTTGCTGACCCCGCTGTCAAGTCGGCTATTCCCGGAATTTACACTGAAGACATTGACGACGATGACCTGGCAAAAATGTTCTTATGCGAATTTCCTGAAATAGCTGAATCTATTAAGGGCGATGGCAAAGAGCAAGCATCGTTGGAAGAGAGCAAGGCTTCGGATGATAAAAAGTTTGAGTCTAGGATTCGTGAAGAGATGAAAGAGGACTTTGAACGCAATCTTAGGGATGCCTTGGTGAAGGTTAAAGAGCAAGCATCTAGCGAGATTCGTGAGGAGCTTGAGAAAGATCCTCAAGTAGCAGGCGCAAAAGGCGTGCTGGCTGCAATTGCTGAGATGGTAGGTGCATATCGCGCCACACCCGACGAAGATGCGATTAGGGATGCTTTGAAATCAAAGGATCTTGAGGTTGCGGAAGCGGTTAAAGAGCGAGATGAAGCGGTCAAGGTGGGACAAGCGGCGGCGCATGCGCTGGTTATAGAGCGCAAGATCGCGGGGCATTCGATGGCGAAGGCAATAAGGAAGCTTTTAAAAGGCAAGGGCTTTGAAAGCACTGACGAAGCCGTGGAAGCCGTGGAAGCCGTAATGGAGACTCTTCCAAAGTCTGAGGATATAGTAACAAAAGAGGAAGCGAAGGTTCGTGAAGAGAATGCGGAGCTTCGTGGGCAAGTGGCCCTGTTGGAAAGCAAGGTTGAAGGTCTGGATAGTAAGCTGTTGAAAGTTGCTTCGTTGAACGAGCGCATTGAGGCTCAGTACAAAAAGAAACTTGACGAGTCAGAGGATCGCGTTGAGGCGATGCGGGAACAGGTCAAGGAACTTGCGAAAGATGCAGAAGACGCGATCTCTGAAATGCGTTCTGAGGTTGATCGGAAATCTGCAATTCTTTCTGAGGCTGAACTTAAGGCATACAAGCTCGAAAAGGTAGTTGGTGTTGCGAATGGCAGGCAGTTGCTTACGCTCTTAGAGGGAGCGCAAGACAAGGTGACAATTGATCGTTTGGTAGAGGGGCATGGGACAGGAAGCATTGGTGATCCTACATTGGAGAGCATGCGTCTTGGACTTAGAAAGGGTTCTGTCTCGAAAGGTGTATCTCTTGAAGAGGGAGTTTTGGCTCGCTCTGGCGTGAGAGATAACGACCTTGGTGTTATAGGATCTTCTATGGACGAGATCAGGGCTTTGGCGGGGTTTACCAATAAATAGGTAACAGAGTATAACAAACGATTGGAGAAAGTTATGAGTACGGAAGCAAGGGCTCTTTTAGAGCAAGCAGGTCCAAGAACAGTTCATGATGCTGGTTTTGCCAGTGCATGTATGCAGAAATGGGCTCCTCTGTTGGAGTCAACACACAAGCAAGATCCTATACAGATGCCTTACG